GAAGTAAAAAAGGCTTATCGAATCAGTATCCATGAAAGTTTCCGGGAGGGCAGCAGGATCCGTAAAAAGCAGACTGTAATATGCACCATTGGCTATTATGATCTTGTTGATATGACCTGGATCGGTGAATATGTAAGAGGCAAGTGGAGCGATAAAGTAAAAGCTGTAGGTTTGCCAGAAGAAGAACTGGAAAACATGATTTACGATAAGTTACAGCCCCTTATTGAACAAGCGGAAGCGGAATATCATCAGACAGAGGAATACAAGGCTCAAGAGGAACACAGCCGTATATTAAAGGAGCATCGTCAGAGTGTAGGTGAATTTAAAAATAAATATGATACAAGCGAGAGTGATTATAACCAGTGTTTCGATGTATTTGGGTCCTTAAGAAATCCGGATCGCTTAAAGCAAATCGAAGAGAGCTATAAACAAAAGCATGAATATGAGCAGAGAAGCCAAGAACAGAGCCGTAGTTATTATGAAAATTCATACAGTAACTACAATCAGTCTGTATCCGGGAGCCAGATTGGGGAGGAGAACAGGGCTATATTTAAGAGTTTTATAGGACGCTTTCCAAGATATACCACCCGGATAGTAACCCTGGAAAAGATACGTCTGAGGAGATGAAAGCCCTTAACCAATTAAAAACTGACTGGGGAGTGTAATAAAGACAAGACAAGAACTATTTAAATCAATGACGTAAGTCATGAAAATAAAAAATGAAAGGAATTTATAATCATGATAGCAATAGGTATTTTACTTTTCGCAATTACTTGCGAATTAGCGGCAATTTACGGAAAGATGGAGGAGAAACACGATGGGAATTAATTTATTGGGAAGTTGTCTTGCTTCCTGCAAAGAAATAGTTGAAGATCCTGGAACCCAGGGATCAGTGGATAAGGCGGCGATAAAGGCCGGAATGCACAATCTTTCAGCATCTATGGAGCAAAGCAAAAAGGAGTTAGAGAAGCAGCAGGATAAAAAGAAAAATAATTTAGAGAGGCGGAATGTAAATGGCAGGAATTAATTTTAATGATGGATTTGAGACTTTTACAATCAATGAGGATCCAAACCGGGTTATTAGAATAAACCCCAAAGATGGAAACATATTGACCAGATTCGAAGAAGCTATGAAAGACTTAAGTAGTGAAAGTGAGAAATTAGCCGATATTAAGGTAAAGGCTGACGGTACCCCGGGAGAAGGTAATGAAGCAACGCTGGAAGAAAGTGCTGATAGGTTGCGTAGTTTTAACCGATTAATCAATGATAAAATGAATTACATATTTAATTCTGATGTTACAGAAGCCGCATTCGGGAAGCAATCCCCGTTATCATTGATTGGACCGGACAATCGTTTCCTATTCGAAGTATTCCTGGAAGCAGCGTTGGAAGCTGTAAAAGAGAAGTTAGAGGAATCCATAAAAGATAGCGAGCGCCGTATTGGCAAGTATACCGATAAGTATAAAAGGGCAGCAGACGGAAGCAGGAAAAACACTACCTCGGCAGGGCAGGTGTAGTATGGATTCAGACAAGAAAATGATTGAGGCCATAAAAAAGATTCTTGAAAGGGGAAATACGGCTGAGGTTAAAAGAAGAAGGAATGATGTAATTGTACTCGAGGTAGTTAAAAAAATAGAATATCAGAATGATAGATAAAATGGTATCTATTAAGGGCTAAATGGAGCCGGTGACTTGTGAATTATATACAGGTTGCCGGCTTTTCCTGTCTTAGAAAAGAGAAAGGTTAAAACAGTGAGATCAGATGGAAGTATTATTATTGATACAAGGATTAATTCAAACGGCGTAGAAAAGGGCGTAGGTGAAATAAAGTCTTCGCTATCAAAGTTAGGCGGAACGGTTAGAAGA